ATGCTGGTACAACATCATCACCAAATGCTTCTACTCTATTAACTAATGATTCAACAATATTATCTGGTCTATCTCCCTCTTTAGTAGTATACTCTCCAGTTCCTGTGTAGCATGACATATCTACATTACAGAACTGATTTAATACTTCTCCTAACTTATCAACAAATCCAATATCATAACTTCCTTTAGATTGTATAATTGATGCTGCATTATTAATTGCACTCAAGGCAGCTTCAATACCTTCACCAATCATAGAAACTAACAACTCCGTTAAATCTTTAGCGACACAAAATCCAGCATTAAGTAAATTATCGAACAGGTCGTTAACCATATCAGTGAGAGATCCCAATAATTGGTTAGCAAGATTATCAAAGAGACATTTCACAATCTCCATGAATGTATCAAATATTTCCTGTGCATTAAATACTACTTCTGGATTCTTTTCGGGAGAAAGATTTAAAGCAATTGTTAATGGTGTAATAACGTTCTCTTGAAAGAACTTCTTTAATTCATATAGTATTACTTGTTTGGTATCACCTAATATACCATTAGCGACACCTTGTAATCTGGAGACATATGATCTTGTAAGTTCTGCTTTGTTTGATATCTTTCCAGTTACCTTATCAATAAGTAAATCACCAACAATATCATTTCTATTCTTCTTTGTAAATAATTCACCAAGTATTCTCATAAACTCAGATTCTGGTCTATGACCACATTTTCCATTTGATACTGAGAATGTAATCTTCTCTATATCTAACTGTTGTTTGTCATTACTACTGTTTTTACCTGTCTGTGTACCTCTTCCAGATGGTCCTACTGTACCAGCACCACCTGCAGGTTTATTATTAGCAGCAGTATCGGCACGAGTTGGTTCATAGTTATTACTTAAACCAAGATTACCTGCAACATCAGTATATGTTTTACCTTTTTCAACTACACCAAGAGACCCAAAAACCAAAGGTTGTTGGGCACTCTCTCCATCTAAAAAGGTACCAATAACCCATGCACCAATTCCTAGTCCATGTATAGTACCTTGACTCTTATGCCACTGTGGGGAACTTGGAGGCATCAAAACAGATGCCCAAGGTAAATCCTTAGGTGGCAATGTTTGTCGATCACGAGCATGATAACCCATGATTCTAACTTTAACTCTATTATTCTCTTGCTTATCAATCAGATCTTCATGATCTATATCAATAGCACCATCCCCCTCGACTTGACCAACCCAAAGTCGATTACCTTGGGCACCAAACCAATAATTAGATTCTAGGGTATTTACAAGTGCCATTAATCATCGTAGATCAAACACTCAGGTTCGTCTGGGTGCATCTCGCAAAATAATTCTATTGCATTTGGATCGTGGTGATCACCTGCTACTATCTCATCATGATGATGCTCTTCATAAACTTCTAGTTCATGCAACTCTTCCTTATAATGTCTTCTAGCAGCAGGATTAAGTTGTGGATCATCTAAGATCTCTTTATCATGTTTAATGTGATCTTCTATAGTTTGCATAATTGTTAAACTCCGAAGGAATCTCGTACAAGTGAAAGATTTGTTTTCATTTTTGAGTCAGCACCAATATGGCGTAACTCAAAGACAATATAGCGTCCTGATTGGTTTTTGTCAACTTCACCGTCTGCTCCATATATCTCTATCGAGATAATGTTACCAGCTCGTAACTCAAGGTTTGCCATACAACTTGCAGTTAACACTTGACTGGTAAAAATACCATATCTACTAACTGCTTGACCAACCGTTTCTAAGAACATTAACTTGTCTTTTGTGTTGTCTTCATTAGACCCCAGAAACAAATCCTTAGTGTAAGCCACTGTCATAGTACGTGTTGATACATCTGACAATGCTGCCTTATATAGGTCTGGTAGGTCTTCTTGTTCAGCTACTTTCTCCCATTTTTGATAATTATCCTTGATATTATACCTATATGTGTCCACTTCACAATCAACAACATCAAAGAAATCTATTTCTCCAGAATAGAATCCTCTATCAAAATTTTCAAACATATTTAATGTTTTAGGAAAATTAATTGCCTTTAATCTAAATGCTTCATCCATTCCTCCACTACCATCACCAGTACTATATGATGCAGCTTGACCACCCTGAACAGCAAGAGAATCAAATGATTGGAAATTATAAGTATCATATCCTTCCCAGAAGAAATATCCAGCACTAATATTAGAACCACCACTCTTAGAAGATTTCTGATCCATAGATATAAACTTATTTCTTGTCCACACTAAAGTTTCATATGGTTTTGAATTTGGTGGTATAAATGTGATCTTATTATAACTATCCGAAATATTTTCTAAAGCAATTGGTTTAGTTGATCCCAATTCTTTTTCTATAACATCTTTTACTAATTCTTGAGCACTAATAGAAGTATACTTTTTACCAATTCTAGTAACAGCATTATTCATAGCATCTTCTCTACACAATTCTAATACAAATCTTTTTATTGTATCAGTTACTTCCTTACTATGAACTTCATATATGAATAAAGGTCCATTTTCAGAAGATTCAGTAAACTCAAGAGAAACGTCACTAAATTTATCCTCAACTATCAACTCAATCTTTTCCATTCCATAAATGGCTTCAAACAAACTAGCAGTACTATCCTCTATTTGTAATGTTACTTGAAGGAACTTCTGCATTAATCCTTCAGTATACTCAAATTGCTTAATAGCTGAAGTATCAATAGCAACTCTCTTTGCCTTTGAGGTATGAGGAGTTATCCAAGCTTCCTTTATCTCAAAATTTTCAACTTGTAATGGATCTTTTATGTTCATAATCCAGGTTGCAGTGCTGCATCAATTGCAGATTGAGACATTTTAGATGTTGTCTGTACAGGGATATTTATCCTTTGTGTAGAATTTTGTTGCTTTACGACACTAATTCTATTGGAAACACTATTAAGTGTACTAATAACTTTAACCATTTTATCACTTTGTGATTCTCCCTTATCTACTTCTTTAGATGCCTTCATACCTGGTTTTACATTCTTACCATCAAAATCAAACATATTACCAGTAAAAGCATCAGCAACACCACCTAATACACCACCAACTCCACGTTCCTTAGCATTCTTCATTAATCCACCAAGAGGATTAGCAAAATCTCTCTTCGCTCTTAATTTATTTACTCTTTTATCTTTAAGAGCTAACATACTATCCATAGCTTTAGGTGCAACTTCTTTTCCATTAACAGTCATGGTTCTAGTTGCTGTTGGATCATTCCTTAAAGCTTCAATCCTTTCTTGCCTCTGTTGATATCTACGTGAGTTCTTATATTCTTCCCAACTCTTACCATCCTTACCACTCTTACCTCTCATTCCTCTAGTAAGACCCTTAGCCATACCAAATGGAGTCATCTTAAATGCAGCACCAGCTATCTTTGATGTTGCAGATAATGCTTTCTTACCAAGTCCTAAAGAACGACTAACAACAATATTAGGTAATTGGAATACGTTCTTTATAGGTTCAACAAATTTATTAAGTGCTCTTTGCCCCTTACCTTGTAAATCCTTTTTAGATAATTGCTGTAATGGTTTTTGTATACCATCAGTTTTCTTTAAATTAGGAGTACCAGTTTTGGTAGGAGTAATCTTTCCACCTTCAGCAAATCCACCAGCACTAGTGATATTTGTTCTACCATCTCCACCTGCCTTAAGATCATCTATTTGTTGTTGATATGATGCTTTAGCTGCTGGATCCTTAGTTCTCTTTTGAAGGAACAGTAGTTTCTTAATCTGTGTACTTCTAGTTTTATCTGTAAACTCTTTACTTGGTCCTTCACCCATCTTAAGAGTTTCTTTCATACTACTAGAAACTGGAGTAGGAGTAGTTTGAGGATCCCTTCTTCTTTTTGGTGCAGTTCTTGGACCAGGATCACCAGTTTCTCTATTTAATTTTGGTTCTGGTGGTCCAGCAGGAGGTGCTACGTTTGATTCCTTCTCTTCCTTTGCTTCTTCTTTTGTTGCTTGTTCTGCCTCAGCTACAGCAATTTCATCCTCTTTAGTATCTTCATCTTCCTCTGGTGCTATCTTTTCAAGTGTATCAGCTTGCTCTTCAAAGAAAGGTCTTAAACCCTCTACTACTAATGGCATTGCTGCCACAAATAAACCACTGAATAGACCACCCTTTACTGCTTTATCAAAAGAACTCTCTTTTGGTTTCTTATACCTTCCATCATTCTTATTCTCATCATCTGGTGCATCTGGATCTTTTTCTACTCTATCCTCAGCTTTCTGTGCACCTACCTTAGTATCTAATTTCTTATCAATACCCTTTCTTAATTTAAATCTATCTTTTTGAACTTTAAACAGACCAAATAATGCTTTTCTAGTTTCTGAAATATTCTTTGCAATATTATGGAGAGGTGATTTTGTTCCCTTTCCTTTTGGAATAGAACTACCAAATCCTTTACCACCCTTTACTGGACCTTTACCTCTAGTTTTCTTTCTTTTCTTCTTACCATCAGGAGTAGGAATAGCATTTTGTCCTGCAGAACTACCTGTTGGAATTACCTCAGGATTTATTGTTTCATCTCCTCTTGCCTCATCTTCTATAGCTTGATCACGGGACTTCATAAGTCCAGTAACATCATCATACCATGGTGTGGTATCTTTCGGGAAAGGTATACTAGGATCTCTAGCAATATCCTTTCTAAGAATATCAATCTTTCTGTCTAGTAATACATCTTTACGGTTATCATCGACCTCACCTTCCCAGTCATCATCACTACCCATACTAGTAGATGGCATAGGAGATATACCTGCTGGTAATGCTTTCTTCCTTTTAGTAACAACACTATTATCATTAATTTTCACACCATGCTTGTCATATCCAGGATCATTTGATCCCATAGTCAATCTATCTGTGAATGTACCATCCCAAGCACCTATAGCTCTACCTGCACGTTTAGCACCACGAAGTCCACGTTTAGCACCAATACGTAGTTTTTGTTTTAATATATCCTTCCGTGATTTACCAGCAGGAAGTCCAGGAATATTTGCTAATGCTCCTCCTGGTGATGGAACAATTGCTCCACCTTTAACAACAGGAGTTGATGGTGGTTGAGCTACAAGAGCACCTGCCTTTTCTACTGTTTGGTTCTTCTTTAATTTCTTTGAAGTTGCTTTAACATCAATAGCAGGGGGTGGTTTACTTCCAGTTATCTCAGCTACTTCTTTAAGTATCTGATCCATCTCCCTCAGTGCTTTAGCATCTGATTCAGCAACTTTCTTTAAATTCTGACGTAATCTTTCAGCAATTTTAAGTGACTTCTTTGGTTTACTCGAACCAACATCAATAGCACCTCTCTTCACATCTAATGATGCTTTAGGAAGTTTCTCTGGTTCTGGATTTGCATCCATCAACTTATTAAGCTGACTTTTACTTAATTTCTTATATGGTACACCCCATCCATCAAGCCCATAATCCATTGCTTTGACATGGGTTTCTAATTGTTGCCACTCTTTATCCTTACCGATACTTCTATAATACTCGGCTTTATCCAGTACGGCTTTTCTTATTTTCATCCATGCCTGATCTGCCATAGTTAATTACCTTCTGTCTTACGACCCCATACGGCAAAAGAATTTGATCTAGATACAGCATTACCGCCACTGTCTATTGGTACTGGTACTAACTGTGGTTCTGCCTGAGCAACCATAATTGTATTAGTTAACGTTGGAATTATATCCGTAAAATCTGGTTCAGGATCTGGATCTACCATATTTAGTTCCTTTCTAGCAGTTAAAATTCTATCTTCAATTGGATTTTCATAATCATAATTCATCCTATGAATATTACTATCTAATCCCCTCATGGAACTTTCAACAGTACCTTGTTTAGTCCAAGTTTCTCTATTATGACTAGCAACTTCCACACCCTTTACATGTGCACTTGCATTGAAACTCTTTCCAGGTCTCCAACTAAATTGTACTCCAACAGCATCTCTATCTGTAACCTGTGGTCGAGTTATTGCTTCACCACTATCATCAATCTGTCCATCAATCTTATTAGCATCTTTTTCTGTCTGATCAATTGCTGATTCAACTACATCTGCTATTAATGGTGCTACAAACCATCCTAATCTACTCTGAGGAACGATATATTCCGACTCATTGCCCTCTCCCACGAGTGCTAATTGAGGTTTAACAACTTTTCCTCCATCCTTAAATCCTAAGAATCCTTTATGCTTTTTACCATCAGCACCAGCATCTGGATCACCACCCAATAATACTTGACCAAGTTCAAATGCTGTTAATCCCCATCCACCAATTTGTGAAATAACTTGTGATATAGCAGGTACTGCTGCACCAACACCAGTAGCAGCAGCTGGAGCAGTAGCAAGTGTACCAACATCTCCTGCCATATCCATACTAGCAAGGGTCATACCAATCCAACCCTTAACACCACCCATTCTTCTATATTTTTCTATATCATTCACAGCAAGAGCAGCACTAGCAACTGGAACTGATCTAGCACCACCTTTAGCAGCAACCTTAGCTAACCTCTTCAATAATGGGGTGTCTGCTATTTTCTTTAATACTTGCTTAGGTTTTAAATTCTTAAAGAACTTATCAGCATTACGTGCACCTGCCTTTACAAGATCCATTCCCTCTCCAGCTTGCTTCTTACCCCAATCAAACAATTTATCTTTATTTCTCTTAGCAAAATCACCTAAGTCATCACCCTTCTTCTGAAAAAAGTTACCTATATCAGCTTTCTTCCTTTTAAGAAAATCACCAGCTTGATTTCTAGCCCCTTCAGTATTTTTCCATATATTCTTACCTAAATTCTTACCACCTCTCCAAGCACCTATAGCACCTCTTTTTAGAAGTGATGCTGTCTTTCCAGGTAAACTTTTAATAAATCTACTACTTTGCCTAAAAGGTTTAAGTAAATTTCTTCTCAAACGTTTACCAACTACTCTCCATTTCCTAAGAATTCTTCTAAGTCGTCTGACTAATTTAATACCTCTTTTACCTACTATTCTTTTTAATAGTCGTTTTATCTTAAGCCATGTTTTACCAAGTAATTTTCTAAGTAATCTAGCTATTAAACCTCCCTTTATACCTGACCCCTTTTCCAATTCCTTCTTCTTTTTCCACCTTCTTCTCATTTCTGAAGGAATAGGTTTACCCCCAGTGTCACCTTTTAATATAGAAAGACCACCAAATCTTTTTACCTCATAGGTAAATTGTAATTTAGATTGTTTCCAAAGTAATATTGCAGTATCTCTTAATCTCTTTGACTCTTTTTCAACTGAATTTATATCTCCACCCGATCCTTCACCATCACCCTCATCAGTATCCATTCCCTCTGGTTCAGATGGATGTGTACCAAAAACAGCCGTCTTAGCATTATACAATGATAACACAAGATCGTTATATTTCCTTGTCCCTAATTTTTTAGTTTTTAATAAGGTCATTTTCGATTCTTCTGTTCTTCAATTTTCTTCTTCTCCTCTTCCAAGTGTTGTTTTAATAATTCAACGTATACATCCCTTTCCCATGGGATCATACTATTAATATCGTCAAAACCATACTTATGATGTTGCATCATACCAAAGTTGATCCTTATATGAGATTCAAGTGAGGTATGGAAGAGGGCTATATGAAAAAATTGGATAATCCCTCAATTGTGTGCGAACTTTCGACTTTAGTGTTGGGATTTCTTACTTTAATAGTATGCTTTAATGATGGCATGGTTTCAAAGAATTCTTGAACTTTACCAAATTGCTTACTACTCATTCCTTCAACAAATTCCATAAATTCATCTTCTGTTGTAGTAGATGAATCCCACACATCCTCTGCATTATAAATCTTTTTAATAGATTTAGAAACTAATTTAAATGTATCCTCAACAGTTTCTTCTTGTTGTGCAAGAGAATCTATATTTGGATATTTCATCTCAACCCAAAGATCATCACTAATTTGTATTTTATTAGTATGATCCTTTGTAAATGCAACTTTAATCTTATCTATTGGTATTTGTGTAGTTACTTCAGTTTTATCATCATCAGGGCATAGTATTCTAACATCAATACTTTCACCAATAGATTTACCTCTAATATTTAAAAATAAATATTCAATATCAAAAGTAGCAAGTTCATTAGGATCAACTCCTTTAGTGAGAACACATGCCTTTATGAGATCCTTCATTGCTTGAGCAATTTGGACATCATCTTCAGATTCTAATGCTAATAGAAGAACTTTCTCTTCTTTAACTAAGAATGGTCGATATTTAATTTTCTTTTTAGTTGAAGGTATAGTCAACTCATAAGTCGGAGTACTTAACGAAGGTAATGACATAATTTATGATATAGCTGTATAGTATATATCGACCTAAGAAGGACGTATAGAAGGGTTGTATATATCAGGATCAACTATTAAACCATTAATCTTTTTCTGAGTTCCCTGATTAGGTTTAGAACCTGAAACATTTTGTGGAGAACTTGCCTCTCTAAGATACTCAAAGTAAAATGATGCTTGAAATCTAACTGGTTGATTAGGACCATTAGTAAATGTCATAGCAGATAATGTAAAAGGAAATGCATTCTTCAATTCATATCTAGAAACTACATTAACTGGTTCTACATAATTATCACGTGTCTCTATCTTTTCAATAATTAAATCTGCAACATAATCATCATAATAATTAGTTCTTATATATTCATTAGCTGTTTCTTGATGAGGAAAAACATACTCACCCCATTTTTGCATTACTTTATAAGGAGTGTGATCGTGATCAAGTATAAAACTTAAGTTTACTTCACTAAATGTCTTAGTGTGTGCATACTTTGGATTAATTCCAGGCATTAATCCCTTTACATCTCCAGTGGCAATTGTAAATCCAGGAACATTGACTTCATCTGCCAACCAACTAGTTAATCCTGAATTCTTTTTTCTACCTGAACCGAGTTCAATATCATAATTTGATGGATTAGGTAACCCTTCATATAATACATTATCTTGAAAATTCTGCGAGTTCCTTTTTGGTACAAATGATATGTGATACCGATTTGAATTAGCAATACTATAGTTACCTACTATATTTTGTCTAATATCTTGTATTTTCATCTAAATAGGTCTATAGATGGTTTATTTATATTTATATGGCATATTCTGGAAAATATAGACCAACCAACCCTAGAAAGTATAAAGGTGATCCAACTAACGTTATTTACAGATCATTATGGGAAAGAAAGTTTATGAGTTGGTGTGATTTAAACAGTGATATACTACAATGGGGATCTGAAGAATTCTTCATACCATACCGTTCTCCAGTTGATAAACGGGTTCATAGGTACTTCCCTGACTTCTATGTAAAGTGCCGTACCACACATGGTACTATAGCTGAATATGTTATTGAAGTAAAACCATTAAAACAAACAGCACCACCAATAAAAAAGAAACGAGTAACTAAAAAGTATATAACTGAGGTTACTAGATATGCAATCAATGAAGCAAAATGGAAAGCTGCTAATAAATATTGCAAACAGAGAAATATGCAATTTAAGATACTAACAGAAAAAGAACTAAAGGTATGAGTATCCTTTCACATTTAAAAGAGCAGGGTATAACAAATAGAGCAAAACAAAGACAAGAGGCATTTAACTATCTCTTTGATTATGCTGATGATGACGTAATGCCAGCAGAATTCTATCTATTTGAATATACACCAAAATATCGCAAAGTACTACCTCATTGGGATAGATATCCTTTAGTTCTTATGGGTATGCCAACGAAAGATGGGTTTTATGGTGCAAATCTCCATTATATGCAAGCTAGAAAAAGGATAAACCTTGCAGAAAAGATACTAAATAATACTAGGACAACTATACCTCCTTACCTGTGGCATAGATATATAATGGAGAAGGCAGATAATATATTCTTTAAGGTTCCTGAAACTGACGTTTTAGAGATGGCAACATTACCACTAGAGCAATTTTATGATCGTCGTAATAGATTCGTCAGTGCTAAGAAAATACAAATGTAATGGCTAAAACCAAAACTCCAAATTTGATGTATCCGAGGTCAGTAGAAACAACTGGTCATTACCTGAATTTTTATGCCTATGATTATAATAAAGCACAATCTCTAGGTGTTAAAAGTATGAGAGATATGCTTGCTGGATCGCAGATGTGGGGTAATGAGCAGCTTCAAGACGAAATGCAGAATCACCAAATAGGAAGATTTGGAGATCCTGAAGTTAAAGCAAAACGGTTACAAAATAAAAAGAATGCATATAATAACAAAGTTGATAGTTTAGGTCTTCAAAAAGATAAAAATGGTCAACCAATAACATGGGATAGAGGTAAAGATGCACCAAGTAATAGTTCTATAGGATGTGTTAAATTATACGTTCCTCCTAGTTTAGAATATAACTATAATGCTGAATGGAATCAAGTACAATTTGGTGCAATAGGTGCTGCTTTTGGTGGTGCAGGTAATGCTCTTGCTGCAGGTGGTGCAACAGCACTTAATCAAACATTAGGAAAGATGGCTGAGGATTTAGGATCAGCAGCACCAGGGTCTAGTGGTTTTGATGCAGGTGCTGTAATAGGTGGTGCATTTGGAATGACTTTCAATGACAATACCCTACAAACTTTCAAGAAAATGGGTACTCGTGTATTTACATTTAATTATCTCCTATTAACAAGAAATGAAGAAGAAGAACGTGAAATTAAGAATATAATTAAATTCTTTAAGTTAGCAATGCATCCAGGAAGTAGAAGAAGTGGTACAAATAATAGTTTATTCTTAACATATCCATATATCTTTAGAATAATCCAAGCAGGTCAAAAAACTGGTAGGGGTCAACTAGGAGTAGGTAACCAATTTCTACCAAATACCAAATATTGTGCATTGAAGGATGTTAAGGTTAATTACACTCCAAATGAAAATTTCACATTAACACCAAATAGCTTTGTAACAGCAGTTAGCATGAATTTACAATTTGAAGAACTAACAACACTAACAAGGCAGGATATTCATGATATTGAAGATACTGCAACTGAAGAAAATTGGGGATGGACTGACGGACATTCAGTTACTGATAATACAGGTCAACAAATTGATAGGAGAATAGATAGAGTAAACACTCAAATAGAAAGAAAGAAAAAAGCAGAGAAAATCAAAGAAATGGAAAAGAAAAGAAAAAGTGACTTATTTGGACAACTATTCGGATTCTAATGGCTTATTTTAACAAAGTACCAAATCTCTTATATCTAAAATATACGTCAAACCCATATGACGGGCAATGGATAGAAATTAAGAATATATTCTCTAGAATCAAAATAGCAGATAATATAAAAGATAACGTAACTGCATTTGATGACTATTTTATAGAAGATGGAGATAGACCAGATAGTATCTCATTTGAGATGTATGATGATCCTGGTTATGATTGGACTATACTATTAATGAATAATATAGTAAATTTGCATAAAGATTGGCCAAAGGCAAAAGTAGCATTAGATTCATATGTAACATATAAGTACCAAAACCCAGAAGAGGTACATCACTATGAAACGCTAAAACAAGAACATAATGGAAAAACAGTTCTTGAGGCAGGTATTACAGTTGATGAAAGTTACCAATATATCACTGCAGCAGGTTTAACGCTTACTAAGGCACAATCAAGAGTTTCGGTATCTAACTATTCTTATGAAATTGACTTAAATGAGAAAAGAAGAGAAATAGTACTATTAAAACCAGAACTGATTCCACAGTTTAATCAAGTAGTTACAGATCAGATGAAATATACACCAAGTACTGAATTCGTAAAACAAGGATTAAAGATAAGTAGTAACTAGGTATAAATACCTATCGACCTATTTGACGAAAAATTGCCCAGATTTTTTATCCCGACTTTTTGAAACCAAAAGGTCGATTTCGTTTCGACAAAAAAAGACCCCACTTTTGGTGGGGTCAGGGTAGTTCCGTGTAGAGATCGCACGAAAGATCTCAATACTATTTAGAACTGTTCGTTTGCTAACTGATCAAAGTAACTGAATGCATCTTCATCTGTATTAACTGATGAAGGAGTTCCTGCTGCAGTAGCAGATGGAGTAGGAGCAGGAGCAGGAGGTCTGGAGTCAAACTTTGCAGCGACTTCATTCTCTAACTCTTCCTCATCTATACGACTACCACCACCCTTAAGAACAGTATCTAATCTCTTCTTAAGTTCAGCATATGTCTTGAAGTTAGAAGCACCAGTGAACTCATTGAGATCCCATAGACCATTGTAGATCTCTTCTAACTTAGCGTCATCAAAACTAGCAAGAGTAGATGGACGACCAAAGACAGAACTATCATAGTTCCAAAAACCAGCAACCTTTTTAATTCTTAGGTTGAAGTCAGCACCTTGCCAGAAATCAAAAGGATTGATTGGATCTTCACCTTCAAACTCTGGTTGCATTACTGCAATGATTTTATCATGGATCTTCTTACCATACTTATAAAGGAATGTTTTACCTTCATTAGCAGGGTTAGCAGGATCTTTGATAACATATATGTTACTGTAGTAAGAAAGCTTACGCTTCTGCTTACGTGCTATTTCTTTATCTGAATCTAAACCACTGTTCCATAGAGTTCTATTCAACTCACCAACAGGATCGTTACCACCTATTGTAGTGAGAGAGTTCTCAATGTACCATCCACCTGGTCCTTGAAAAGCATGACTCCATACCTTTGCCCAAGGTAATTCGTTGCCCTTAGCAGGAGGTAGGAAACGTATAATGGCACTACCGATACCGTCTTTACCCATCTGGGGTTTCCATAGACGATCATCAATGAAACCAGAAGTTACTTCAGTTTTATTAATTTCACTATTGAGTTTCTCAAGTAGTGAACCTTGCTTTTTTAATGCAGCAAATGACATGTGTATTCTCCGTATTTTGTATTGTTAGGATTGAAATTATTATAACGTATTCAGAGCATCTTGTCAAGGTTATCTCTCATCTGAGAGATTGCCCTCTTCGCCTCTTTAAAAATTGGTAGACCTACCTGTTCAGCAGGGATTCCCATTGACATTGCTGCCTTTTTAAAGTTCTCAATAACGGACTCACCATCTGGATCACCACGCATAAGATACGCTCTACTATATAGGGTCTCTTGCTTATCAATTAATTCCTCAAGACCATCACAAACTTCTACTCTTTGATCCTCTGTCATGATCCCAAAGTATGGTACCTTATTCATCAATTCCACGTAGAGTTCCTCCATCTCTTTCATTTCTTTGATGACTACTTCTGATTGAAATAAACTCATAAGTTGTTTTGTACTATTGTTTTAATTTTGTTTGTATCCATAATAACAAATGGATCATATCTTTTCAAGAGGTTAGATACCTTGACCCAAATAGAATCATTAAGTAGGGTATCATATCTCTCAACAAATCCTGTTACTCTATTTAACAACACCATAGTTTCTGGCATTATATGATCGCCAAGGTATAGTTTCAGTAGTGTAGAATGTGATCCTTTACTACATCTCATAGCAATATCTAAATGCTCACTCCTATTAAGAATAGTTTCTAGATCACTTTGAAACATATAAGAAATACTTTGTATCTTCTTCTTCCAATCAAGGAAGTTCTTCTCATTCATATCTCCTACCCATAGGTTAGAGTTAGATAAGAAGTTAGATACAAAGTATGACTCTAATTCTTTTTTAGTATACTTCTTAGATAGTTTCTCAAAGAAGTAAACGTCTGATCTTTCTACAAACTTTTCGTTTGATGCTCTGACTCGACCATTGTATTTAAAGTAGTCGTAGTTCTTTCTTGTGAAGTGTGCTTTAATTGCTAGGTAAATTACATAACAATCAAATGCATTCATAAAGGTAACACTGCTTTAGTTGTCTTCTTTATGAAATTTAATTTAATAGCTTCTGCTTTAATCTTTTCTTTTAGAGTTGGTGCTATCAACTTAGTAACTGAATCAACTTCTATGTCTTTGGACTCACAGAAGTCAACGATAGCATCAATGTAACTCAAAGATTTCTTACTATCTTTAACGATATTCTCAATCGTCATGGAGAATTTGTTCTTGTCCATAAAAGTGTCGTCAATTAATTCATTAATGTTTTTAGATTTACTGGGCATCTTTATACTCTCTGATATAATCTTGTAACAGAGGTACATAATCATCAGGGTTCTTTACAAACACCTGAGTATCCCCAGTTTGGCATGTAATAAGAGTAACGATCTGTTCGACTTTAATACCAGATCTTTCCTCATACATTTTAGCATACCCTGTCTCCTGAACAAAGTATCCTTCAACCCACTCCTCTTTCTTTTCTTTAGAAGATGTTTTGAAGTCAATGATTGATAGTTTATTATCAAACTCTGCTATACAATCAACTCTACCTGCTATTGCAAACTCATGACTGTATAGTGGTGCTTCTTGGAAATGGATGTTATCAATACGATTAAGCATAGGTTTTGATTGTTTAAAAAGTAACAAAGCTAAGTGCTTATCAGCATACTTATCAAGGTCTAATTCATTGTTAAGATAGTCCTCAGTTATACTATGAACTGTAGTACCTACAGTAGTAGCACGTCTAGAGATCTTATTTGCTTCTGCATCACCAACTCTTTTTCTCCATGCAGCAATAGATTTCCTACTCCTGAATGAACAGATGGTAGAGATAGAAGGATACTTTTCATCCCCTATCTCATATACTCTTTTACCATTAATAGTTTTAGCACTGATGTCTTCAAGAGACATCTCCATAATAACATGTTTAAACATTAAAGACCTAACTGTAGTTTAGTAATGATGTAGTTGCGAATCAATCCACTTCTAACGATGTCATTGACATCGAATTCAATGTTAGCAAACTCATCCATGACCTCAAGTATCTTCATGAAGTCAAGGATTCCATTCTTCTCATTGGTCTTGACTAAATCTGTCTGTGCTATGTCACCAGCAAAGATAATTTTAGAATCATTACCAACACGAGTCATGATTGAATCTAACTCATGGAAATTTAAATTCTGACACTCATCAACAATGACTATAGCATTGTCTAAAGTAGTACCACGTAAGAATGAAGTACTCCAGAAAGAAATAGTTTCCTGTGCCTTTAGATTATCATACAGCATTTCAAATGCTGGATCATCTGGCATCTTGAACATGTATTTTACCATGTTCTGATAAGGAATCTGATACAAGTTTGATTTATCTTCATGATCTCCTGGTAGGAAACCAATCTCTCTTGTAGGTACAAGAGAACGTACGATATATAATTTCTCGTACGCTGTTTTGTTAGAAAGTATCTCCCTAAGTGCTAGGTACATTGCTATGAATGTTTTACCTGTACCAGCACATCCATATAAGAAAAGATTCTTACTGTCTTCGTAAGCATCAAAAACTAACTTCTGATTATCAGTTAATGGTTTGATATCAGTTAGTTGTTCTGTGTTGATTGGTTTCTTACGTCTCATCTTCTTAGGGGAACTGTTTACAAAATCAAATTGTTGGGTTGATTTCTTTCTACGTGGCATTTAGATGTTACTTGTAAAGTTAGTGTCTATAGTTGAACCAGGATTTGCTTTCTTAATACTCTTTAAGACATCTTTGAAACCATCAGGTCTCTTGTCTTTAATAGCAGCATCAGCAACCAAACCAGGATAAGTGGAGTGGTACTGTACTAAGTGAGGGTTATCCTCCTTATATTTATCGAGAACAGTAAAGGACATTCGTTCTTCAGTGATCTCTCCTGTCTCTTTATTTTTAAATTCGTAGAGTGGCATTACCTAAACCTCTTAGCAACAATCATCTCACCGACAAGATCTTGTAGCAGTGAGAATATAATTTGTAACATTGATTTAGGTGCATCACCTACCAACTCATCAAACATATACATGTTTAATCTAAAAGCATAATTTGCTTCAGTTATTATAGCATCAAATTGACTCTGTGTCACCTCTAAGGTGTCTATGTTTGTACGATAGAACTGTTTAAATGTTGATGCATTCTCTATGTCTTTGAAGTCATAGAAATTAAATGCTTCATTACCTAACTTCAATGACTTCTGTGCAATACCTTTAAGTATTTGACCACCAGATAGATCACCCATGTACCTAGTGTAGTGATGTCCTACAAATAAGTATGGTTCTGAACCACGACCAACTTCTCTTATCCTTTCAATATATTTCTTAGTAGCAGGACTAGGATAAATTGTCTCATGCCACCCTTCACCATAAAAGTAATCTAGATCCTTTGCTAAGGCATCATGACGATTAAGAGAGTCGTCAAGTATAGTACCTACTACAGGATCATCTTTTAAATGCTTTGCAACATCCTCCAAGGCAGAGTAAACAAAGTAAAGATTAGCAACTAAAATTCTATAACTTTCTTTGTCCACCACACCTCTAAGAAAGGATGCAACGAACTTAGTATTCTCTGCTGCTGAGTGGGACTTCTTTGTCCCTACCTTTATTTGTTTTGAATAGTTTTCTACCATGATAATGCCTCTGATACTATAGGTAACTGTTCTTTGAAGATAGATCTACATTGCTCCACTATATCCATGTGCTCTTTCTGAGTACCATGAGAAGAACGTAAATCTATGTAGTGTATCCATGAACGAACACTACCAGTCATATAAATTCTGGTTGGTGCTGCTAATGGGAGAACAAATCTCGCACACTCCTTTGCAACTCCCTCTTCCAAGAGGTGATTGTATAGATCCATCGCTTCACTAAAGTGGGTTGCGATCTTCGCTTGAAGGGTATCCTTCTTATCTTGTGGTATGTCATCGTTACTATTCTGTCTGTTCTTTGAATCTTGACTCCTAAGATCAGGAACACATATCATAGTGTTCAAAAGATTTGAGTCAGCATATCTCTGACTGAACTCTTGGAAAGTAAATGATCTATGTCTTAGTATCTGTGCACCAAGACCTCTTGTTGTCTCTATTTCTAGAGTCATGTGTGCTTGCTCAAACACAGACCAATGCCCATGCTTAATACAATACTTCAAAAGTCCTGATACATTTGGGTTCTCTTGGTTGTTAGGGTTACTTACCCTAGCAATGAACCCCATTGTCTTTTCAGCATCAGGAGTAATACTAATAAGTTTTACCATAAATTAAATGAATCCTTGCTCTTGGTAGTAACCGTACATAGTTTTAATATCTTCTGGAGTTGTATTCCACTGAACATCTCCCACTTCAATTGCTTTTTGACAGAATGTATAAGCAGAAGAATCAAATTCAATACTATGCTTATGTAAAGAAGTCATACATAACTCCCTCTTTGAAAGTTCATCATCCATTTTTCTTCCTCCTTTTAGTTTTAGGTTTAGGTTGATTCCACATCTTGGGATTGATTGTACCATACCAATTATTTATTTTCAAGAGTGTGCCACCTAATGTTTTGAGTTTGTCATAGTAGGCATCAAATATATTGACACTCTTCTGTGATAACACAAGATCATTAAGTTCCTCTTCACCTATAGTATAAACTACTAATGATGTGCCTTGTGGCCACTTAGTAATGTCAACATCATTTCCCACTATCTCCTGTTTAAATATCTTTATTTGATATTCATGTATTTCTTCAGGAGTAAACTTAACTTTGTATTCTTTAGGTTTAGGTGGGGTTTTTAACTCTGGGGGTTTAGCTTCTGGCGTAGTTGTCATTCTGACCACTGAATATTAGGGAAGGCAGAAGTTACAACTGCTTTAGTAATTCTATACTTCTTATGTAACTGCTTGTCTTTAACCAAACATACTATGTCTGCTTCACTTTCATGTAGACCTTCTAACATTTGAATAAACAGTTGCTCACGCTTAAATCTACTAAGAGAGTTAGCACCCTTGATAAATCTCCAAAGGTTCCTTGATTCTCTTTCAAGCATAGTATGTTCTGTTCCCATAGGACAATCATTCCTTTTAAAGGGAACATCACCCTCAGGTATATCAGATTCAATAGCAGGTTCAAAGTTCCATTTAAGGATTGAACGTAGTCCTTGACTGTTGTTCTCCTTTAGAATTTTAATCTTCTCCGCTTTGGTCTTGGCATTAGATGCCTTCTTAATAATTTCAGAAATCAAAAGTTTCATAGTTCTATGTCAATAGTAATATTATATATCAGTCGTCCAAATCTGTAAAGGGGTCACGTGTGAAAGCATCCTTCTCATCAAATTCGACACTGATAAGTT